ACTGTTTTCTTTGTTACCACTGCCTAAATAAGTGTTTGCTAATGCCGCTGGTGTGTTAATATTGTTACTTGCATATAAAGATAATTGTCTGTCAATTGCATCAATACCAGAGTCTAATGAGTTAAATATTGCAGGTGCTAAATTATCTGGGGTAATTGGTCCTGAAGCTGGTAAACTCTTCACTACCTCAGTAGTTAAATCTTCTTGACCCTGCTTCAATGCACCTGGATTATTCGTAAATGGTAACCCAGCAGCTCCTGATCTAATCGCTCCTAAAACATCAGTGGCTAACGGATCAGCATCTGGTAAAGTACCCCCTGCACCTGGTATTGCTGTTATTAAAGATGCCTGATCTAAAGCTCTGTCTCTTACACTTGGTCTGGCAGGAGCTGATTTAAAACCCTCAATGACAGCATTACCAGCAGGGTTAAAATCTGTTCTAACACCAAGACCTAATGGATCATCCAAATCTAAACCAAGACCAAAGTCTAATCGTGTTGGTGATACCCTGTTTGTCTGTGCTATTGGATTAATTCCAGAACTTGGTCTCAATATGTCCAGTTGCTCTTTTGCCAAAGAACCCGTGCCAGTTCCAAATGATGGCAACCCACTCGATAATGTCGGTGCAGTTGCTCCACCTTGAGTTGTTTGTGCAAAATCTGCTGGACGTAATGAAACACTTGGATCAATACCCCTTGATTGAGCAATGTTTGCCGCAAACTGTGGGTCATATCTTAAATTAGATCCAGATCCTACATTTCGAACATTTGTTCGGGGTCGTGTGTCAATAACTGAAATAGGCACATCTTGATTATTGTCATCGCCACCAGTAAAAATACCACTGTCATCTACTGGATAATTAGCATCATCATCGTCAAAACTAAAACCATCATCATCATCGTTGTTGTTGTTATCGTTGCCACTACTAAAATTATTGCCACTATCTTGATCGTCAACAAAACTGTCTATCTCACCACCAGAAAAAAAGTTCTGCACTGGTCTTCCAGATGGTGTCATAGGCATCATAGGCATAGGTGCAGGCATAGGCATAGGAGCCATTTGTGACATCTGTGGCTGGAATATGTTCACATTACTCATCATAGGGGAGACAGGAGCTGTGGAGGATTGCATAACTCCTGTCTGTATCGGAGCTACAGCTCCATTTTTTGGCAAAGTTCCTAAAAAACTGTTGAATTTACTCCTGCTTTCAGCATTTGTATCCAAGCTCAACTGTGGTGGCTGACCTGGTGAAGGTGGGGTAGGCATAAATCCTCCAATAGGTCCGTTTGCCATGTATCTCTCCACAAAAAACTATTTTCTTTGAAGATACTATATCAATTATTTATTTTTGACAACAGAAAGCCCATCTCTTTATCACTTTGAGCCAAAATCTTAGAAGCTATGTCCGAAACTTGAGATTGTAAATCATCATTGTCCGTCATATCTTGCTTTATTTTGTCTCTTAGCCTGTTAATCCTGTCCATGTCCCATTTCGTCAGTGGCTCTTGGTGTTTCTTCACACTGTCATGCACCTTTTCTGCCTCACCACCTCCGTTTTGCAAGAATTGTATTGCCATGTGGACAGAAACTGGCATCCTCTGCGTCCCATACTCATAGTGACACCACGTTCTTAAACTTAATCCTAATCTTCTGGATAAATTTCTCTGACTCATGCCCAGATCTTTACGAAAATTGTAAACCTCCGTGCTTGTTACGTCTGCATACCCGTAATCAGTTCGTTTCATTGGCTTTCCTTTCGTTAATGTTTACCAAAACTTTGTTTTTCATCATGTCTGCAATTAATTCATCCTTGTTTCCGTAACGATATGCTTCACCATTCCAGTCACAACAAGTGTTGGCTATGTTTTTTAGCAGTGCAGACATCTCTAAACCCCTACACAACAACACAGATGCTATCTCTTGCAGTAAATGATCGGTACTTTTGACCTTGAACTCTTTTATCGTGGAGAGTCGTAACCTATATGTTGTCATTTTTACCTCATTTCATACTATATATAGTAATCTTTGCACAAAAGTGCAAGATTTTTTTTATAAAATTTTTTTTAGGGTCGTGTTTTAAAAACAAGGGGGTCGTTTGAGGTGAAGTTGGTGTAAAGATTTTTTTTTAAAAATATATAGAATTTGGTGTGTACTATGGTATACACCCCCGATATTATACAATAAAATCAATGACTTAGACAAAAAAAATATCCTAGCAAATTAACTAGGATATTTTAAAATGTTTGATAAAGAAATTATCTAAATGTAGAAATTCTTTCATTTAAATCTGCAATTGTTTGATTATCCAAACCTGCAAGTAAATCACTTTTACCACGTGTTTCACTGTTAGAAATAAAGCTTAGATTGTTTGAAGGTCTATTAACATTTGTAGATGTTAACACCTCATAACCATTATTAGAATATGCATTAGATGTTCCATATCTAACACCATATTCCTGCTGATTATGTGTAACAATAAAAGGGTCGTAACGGTCTTCAGCTCTAATTTCACTAATAGTACGTCTCACTGATTGTGCATTATTGATATTACAATGTGACATAATATCTTCAACAGATCGTCCACCTTCTGTTCTACAAAACGACCATAAACGTGATTTAACAGTGTTAGAAGATCGACCTATATACGATGGACTAGTCAATTGTTCCTGCACTGTATCAGCTTTAAAACGTGTTTGAAGACTATGGTTTACCATGTTTTGTAAAAAGTTAACCCAAGTAAATATTTTATTAGTTTCTAGTGTTCCACCATGTGATCTAAACTCTATAGTTTTTTTAGACCCATAATGCTGACAATTAACAGCACTATATTTTCTAGAGCTGTTAGTATGGTTTTGAACTCGTTCTAGATCATATTGTGTTGCATTAGCACTTAATATTTGAGTAACACTAGATGGTTTCCTACACCAATATCCATTTGGACGTCCTGCACTGTTACAATATCCACCATTGTCACGTCTAGACTTGGCAAGGCATGAATGAAAGAAATCAATGTGCTTTGATACTCTATAAAGAACATCTTTAACCACGTCTAAAGGCAATCTTGAACTTGTGTTAGTATCAAACAATTCTTCAACAAGATTATTATTCTCTAAATAATTTCTATTTGAATTCCTCATTTCAACAGATTTTCTAGAAAATTCTTCATTAGTTAAACCTTGTTTAATTGGCATGGTGGATAGGTGGACGTGTGTTGAACATTTAACATTTACTCTACCACCTTGTGAAGTGATTTGATTATAAACACTTGTCATATAATCACGTGTAAATTCACAATCTGCAAGAACGGGTAAATCACATTCTGTACCAACAGAAGGATCAGATTTATAATTTAAACCTTTAATCTTGTTTGCTCCCGTATTGAAAGCATTCATACTGTTTGGGCTTACACCTACTAATTCAGGTTCTAAACCTATTGCTATTGTTTTACTTGTAAATAAATTCTGCATTGTTTTACCTTTCCAAAAATTTAACGTTGCATAGTATAGTAATTATATAATCTTTTTATGTAATCATTGCAATACCTAAATACGAACAATTATAACTTTTTTTTAGAGCTGCGATTAAGTCATTGATTTTATTACATTTTTTTAAAAATAAAAAAAAATAAAAATTTTTTTATCCATTACCCTATATACCTGAAGGAGCTTCGTGAAAAATTTTACAGGAGCCAGCCAGCCCGATGCCCGATCAACCCGAACAATTGTACGGATTCACAGCAGAAAAAACCCATCTCCGACTGGAAGATGGGCTTTTGCCTAGGAGAAACTTACCTCCACTGCTTACCACCAACCCGTTTAGTCAACGGGCTTCCTGTTTCCTCCATTCTAAAACTCTCAATGATTGCAGAGTCAATAGAGTTGTCGATCATGTGCCAGTAACTTGCATTGAAAAAGTTCTTCAATCCAGTTCTGATACCATCAACATATATAGGACTTGGTGTGTGGAATCCTGTATAATTCATTTTGTAAGCAAAGCCATTCCAATATTCACTATCAGCTTGAAAGGTTACATCAATCTTTCTGTACAAACTCGGAAAACCCTCAAATCTATCAAGTGCTTTCTCACAGTCAGGTGTGATCTCCCATGCAACTGCTGGTGCATCTGAGACTCCACTGCCTACTTGTGCTGGAACAATGTCTGCTACGTTATTAAACTTAAACCTTTGACCGACAATGAAACCAGACCCCATTGGTCTGGCATTGGGACACCTTCGTGCCATTGCCCTTCTATTTGTATTAGCTCCGTAAGCTATATAAATCTTTTTCATTTGTATCTCCTTTGGCTGAAATTGATTTATATATAATATAGTATTGATTGCTACACCTGTCAACATCTTTTTTATTTTTTTTTACGGCAACTGATCCAGCTACAGGAGTACGAACAATTGTTCGTATACAGCCAGTAAAAAAGGCTGGGAGAACCCAGCCTGTTTTTTCTACTTTATGTTGTGCATGGTGGTGAACTTAATTTCCCACTCTCGATCACTGTCAACTCCTATCTCCTTGTTCCAGTTATCGACTATGGCTCTGACGTGCTTTGCACTGCCTATGAATTTGTCGATCTCATGTGGATCATTCGGGTTGGCTTTAGTAAGAGGGTAGTAACCTTGTTCGTTCTCAACAATCTTTGCTACCCTGAATTGATCGTTCTCTTCAGGAACGTCTGTGAAACAATAGTTTGCCATGTTTATCTCCTTTGGCTGATATACTTATATAGTAATCACTACTACAAAAGATGTCAAGTAACTTTATTGCTTTTTTTAATCTTTTTTTCTCATCAACGACATCTTCATTATTTTCGTTACCTTTGTAATCCCAGCACCTAATAAATTCCTCACAGGAATCTATCTCCAGCTTTAGCCCGTCAATCAAAATATTAGTATCATCTGTATCTAACTGCATCTGCTTCTCCTTCTTTGAATACGAACAATTGTTCGGTTACAGGACAAAAAAGAAGCTGGACTACGAACCCAGCTTCAACTCCTCCCTCCTTAAAATGGTATGATTATTACTACTGCACAAGTAAATGCAAAGAAGGTGATGGCTTGAGCCACCACCAATGCTATTTCTCCTTTAGACATCATCATTCCTCCTAATTCTAATTCTTTTGTTATTAATTGAGACGTTGGTTGAGCCTCCTTGTTTAAGAGACAAGATTGCTCTAGCATCATCAGTTCCCTCCATGTTGTTGTCGATAATGAAATCTTTCATTCCTCCAACAGCTACAAGATGTGCATTTTCGTATATTTCCACACCTCTTTGTTTACCTTCATACATTTTTATCTCCTTTGGCTGTTTATAATTATATAGTAATCATTACATTATATAAGTCAAGCACTTTTATTTTATTTTTTTTTATTTTTCTTCTTGACACTATTTGTAATGATTGCTATATATATAAATGTGATGGCAAGACATACAGTATCCCACCACAACAATATGAGGTCAAAAGTTCGGGGTAGGGGGTTCACAGACCTAAAATAGCAACTCCCCCAGTTAATGCGAGAGCATGAAAAAAAGAGTCGAGGAGCCTTTCCACTTCGGCTCTTTTTTTTTGCTTCCTGTTTGAGTTCGAACAATTGTTCGGACTTAACCTAACCACAGGAAGCAGAGCCAGTACCAGCACAAAAAAAATCGGGAGCAGGTTTCCCCGATCCCGATTGTTGCTGGGCAACCTGCCCGATCTAGTTTGTACGATATAGGTAAAAATCCCCTTGCTCGTGTTCGTAATGATCATAACCAGCTAGAAAATGTCCTCTTCCATCTGTATAAACTGCATCTTCTACAAATCTATTGAAGTCTTTGATCAAAGTAAGAATTGCATCATTTGCAGTTTCACAACTTTCTTGAAGCTTTTCAAAAACCTTTTCATCAATCATTGAATGGCAACTCAAAAAGCTTGGAGTAAATGCCCAAGCAGTTTCCTTGATGTATTCAAAAACTTTGTCTTGTGCTTCTGCATCAGTCAAAACCATATATTCCTCATTTCCGTATGTGTAATAATGATCGTCTTGATGTGTTACGTGCTTGGCTTGTTCTTCGTTAAGTTCCATATGCTTTGAAACTGCTTCTACTTTTTTAATATCCATTTTAACTCTCCTTTGGCTGAATATGTATATATAATATAGTAATGATTTCTACCTGTCAACTATTAATATTAATTTTTTTTATTTTTTTTGAAGCATCTGGAGATGCTGTTCCAACTGGTGACTTCGAACAATTGTTCGGAGTCAGGGTTCCACAGCAGTTGCCAGACCCTGTGCGTGAACGCGAACAATTGTGCGTATTCAGGTCTGGGCTGGTAAGTTGCACAGCCCGACCCCCCCCCTGACCCAGAGCTGGATCCGAAGCAAACCCAAGCTGGAAGCCAAATAGTAGCCCGAAGGAAGCCCGATCCCGACCCGATACCAGCCCGATTATCAACGCAACTCCGAACAATTGGTCGGTTTCAACCCCGATCACAGCCCGATAACCTGTAGCCCATGGAAATTGTTCGGTGACCCTGCCTACCACCCCCGCAAGTGCAGACCCAGATATACCCATATTTAACTATTTTTGCCTATCTTCTTTGGGTTAATGTGGGTGACGTTAGCTTTTTTCATCCGATCTTGTGCTAAGTGTTGTAGTTTCTGGAGTTCAGCCAGTATTTCTTCCTTCGTCATGCTATCTACTTTCTCATGTAGTACATGAGCCTTGTTTACAAGCAATCCAGTAGCCTTTAGACGGAGTTCTTCAGCCCGAATAGCCTCACCAAACTTACCTGACTCCCATGCTTCGTTACGAATCTTGAGCAAGTCCCTGACTGACTTATCTATCGTTACACCAAAACGACTCCTATTCTCTTCCTGCATCTCCTGAAATCGTTCCTGAACCACTTCACTACGGAGCAACCTAACTGCATCTACTGAGGGGTTACTATACCCAGCTTGTCGAGCGGCGTTAGTCTGAGTCATATCCTTGTGCATAAAGTTATCCAGAAAAGCTTGTTGTTTCTGAGTTAATCTTTTCAGTCCCTTTTGTCTTTGTTCTTCTGGTAGATTCTGACCTACTTTGGGCATTACTTTTCCTCCTGTTTGATTTCTTCTAAATCTTGTTTCGTCAATGAGTCACGAAAAGTTAAACCAAAATCATATCCTTGTTTGTAATAGGCAGATGATTTTTTTTTAATATCAAGTTCACGATGAGCAACAGCATCTTTAACACCTTCGCAAAAAAAATATAAATAACCTCTTCTTTTTTTATCCAATGGGGTTTCCATTTTATCTCCATTTTTAATTAGTTAAATAGGGTAGGGGGAGAGGGGTTACTTACCCTCCCCCTATACCCCCTATAGGGGGGGAAGTTCGGTAAGTTGGTAAGTTTCAATAAAATCAATGACTTACAGGGCATAAAATACTTACCAAGCCCTTCGGTAACCAGTGTAAGTAGATTGATTTTATCTAGTAATATCAACAACTTATAACTTACCCTCCATTCTACTTACCGAGTAAGTTGGTATGTTGGTAAGTAAATCGTCATAAATCCGAACAATTTTCGGGTCTGGGGTACGTTTATACCAGTTGCCCATTTGTGTCTGTTTGTAGTCCATTGCCCAAAGTGCTTTTATAAAAGCAAGTTCACAGGTAAAGCAATGTTCATCCGAACAATTTTGGTAATGAAGCATACTTATGTCCATTTTTTGTGCCAGTCCAAAATGAACGAAGCAACTCATACAGATACTTTTTTCCATTATCGGGAATGCCATACCCCGAACAATTTCTTCGTTGCAGTTGCAACAGGTCTTTCCTTTAGCTTTCATTTACAACCTCCCTTTTAATTTGTGTAAACAATGGTGCATCAGAACCAAGCCTTGTTTCAGCTATATCAACGTATTTTTGATTTAGCTCAATGATTGTAGCATCTCTTCCGTGTCGATCAGCCACCAGTGCCGTTGTGCCTGACCCACCGAATGGATCCAGCACCCGACCAGCAGAAGTCTGGTGACCTGAACACGAACAATTTTTCGTAAACCCTTTATCTTCCTGTACCAGTGACTTCATATTTTTGCTGTTCATACGGCTGGTTTTATCTCTTTTTGGTATAACACCTACCATATTGTCTCTAGTTTCCCGATCAGGAACCTCAACAGTGACCATTTCCCGTTCATATGGAGTGCCACACTCCGAACAAATCTTCGGAGGACATCCAGCCAGTAGAGCTGGCTCGATCAAACTGGTTGGAAAAACTGCAAAATGGGCTTCGTTGTAGGGCTTGACTGCAACAGTCCACACACTTCTTTTGTTCCTGTGGGTATATGACTTCTCAAGACCAGTATGTGGGCTTAGTCCAGTTCCTTCGTTGTGATACTTACCATCAGCCCGATCACGAGTTCCCCAGTCCTGTGCTTCTTCCATAATAGCTTGACTGTCGTAATAATACTTCTCTGACTTTGTAAGCAGAAATATATATTCATGTGCCTTTGTGCATCTATCTTTCACACTTTCAGGCATAGGATTAGGTTTATGCCAGATAATGTCCTGCCTAAGATACCACCCGTCTTCCTGAAGTGCCAGTGCTACTCTCCAAGGTATACCTACAAGGTCTTTTGGCTTTATACTGCCCGATACGGGAGGTCTAGTGACCCCGTAATCCTTATCACCTCTGACAGTTTGATTAGTTGTAGACGTTCTGCCACCACTTGAGTAGCTATCACCAAGGTTAAGCCAAAGAGTTCCATCATCACGAAGCACCCGTTTTACTTCCTGAAAAGTCCGAACAATTTTACGGACATACTCTTCTGGGCTGGCTTCCATACCAATCTGATTATCTTCTCTGATAGCACCACAATCCTTGCAAACGTCACGATACTGTACATTTAATGTTTCTTTTGTACCAAACTCCCGATCAGCATCATTACGGGCTTTACCAGCAATATGCGAACAATTTGGATCTCCACCGATCCATTTACCAGTTCCGTAGTCTCGTAATCCCCAGTAAGGAGGTGATGTAATGACTGTATGAAAGAAATTGTTCGGTAATTCCTTCAGCTTTTCTCTACAATCCCCGATCTTAATATCGATCATATTTAGCTACCTTTTTATCTAATTGTCTTTGTGACTTCTTAGTTCTTTTCTTCATACTCTTTTCCCATTTACGAGACGTAGAATGAGTTTTAGACAATGTATCTTTATGTTTCATCTTTACTCACACTTAAAACTTCAAATTCATTATGTAATGTTGTGTA